GTTAGGTAATACGCGAGTTTGATCATCTATGTAATAATTAAACCCATCAGCACCTTTAAACATTCCCCTTTCAGATTTAGGCTTACGCGACTCTGTAATGGCTTGGTTAGGTGTTAAAAACCCATTGGCTAATAACTGTGATATTTCGGGGTGATTGTTTCCTAGTATCTGCAAAGCCATAGATGTATGGCGTTTTAATTTATCTGCTTCCAATTCAGTAGCAGCTTTTGTTTTACGATCATCTTGCAACACTGAAAGGCGGTTTTGTAAGCCTTGCTGAATATTGCCAGCGTTAGGATTACCACTAAGCCCTGCAAAGCCTGATGCTAACCTTAGACGATTTTCTTCATCACCCAAATATGTACCAATGCTGTCTAATATTCCCATTTTAGATACTCGCTGCTAATGTTAAATAATCAAACAAACCAGGAGAATACCCTTGAGTTGTATTCTGTGGAGTTGGTGCGCCACCTACGGCCTGTAACAAATACTGTAGGCTTTGTGCTGGTGCGCCTGTATAGCCAGCGTATTGATTCTTGCCTGCGTTAATAAGCTGTTGATTCAATGCTTGCTGCATTGCGCCTTGTTGATCCATACGATTTTGAATAGTCTGACCCATGCCAAAGCCTAGATTAGCCAAACTGCCCAACTGTTGGCCTGCATTTAAACGCTGTTGTGCGCCCGATAAGCCTGCCTGCTGGTTTTGCATTTGCGCTTGGCGTTCCATTGTCTGTGCGTTCTGGTAGCCTGTCTGCCGCAATCCTGACGCTGTACGGGCTGCTTGATCTGCAAAGGCCCGATTGGTTTCTGCTTCTGCAATGCCCTGTCGTGAGCCACCAAATGCGTTAGCTGCGCTTGCTTGTGCGCCACCTACGTTCTGGGCCATTAATCGGCTGCGTTCTAAATCAGCAAGAGATTGGTTCACAACCTGTGTCTCATACGGATTAGTGTACTGCTGCAAACTATCTTGCGTTGGCGCAGTAATTGCCATAGGCCGATAATTCATGCCTTGTGCTGCACCCATTCCTGCTTGTTGGATGCCGCCTGCTGCTGCTGCGTTGACGTTAAAACCGCCTGTTGGTGCGCCTGCCATAATATTATTCCTTATAATCCGAATCGTGAACCAGCTTCGCCTGGTGCTTTGCTTTTTGCATAACCGCCAGCCCTTTGCGCTGCCCCTGTACCATTGCCACCTGAGTTAACTGTGCTTTTTTGCGCTGCAATCATTGCTTGCTCATGCGCTAACTGTGCTGCCTTTTCAGCCGCCATTCTTTGTGCTGCTGCGGCTTGCTCATTTGCATAATTCTGCGCTGCGGCTTGCTGTGCATTAAAAGCATCTTCTTGATCTAATAATCTCTGTATATCAGCTTCTTGCCTAGCTTGAGCAAGTTGCTGCCGTTGAGCCTCTTGAACTGCTATTCTTGATTGGGCATATTGGTCATAACTACTACCAGTAATATTAGCCGAGGCCAATGGGGTAGTTGTTACATTGCCAAGCAAACCGCCATTTGGGTTTAATCCACCATCAATTGCTCTAGCTTGAGTACCTATATCGCTAACAATTGCATTTGGTGAGCCGCCTGATAATGGGTCGCCAGTAAACCTTTCATAGACACTACCAAACAGGCTTGAGTCTAAAAGATTGCCAGCAATACCGCGTACTGCGTCCCCATCTGTGTAGGTATCAGAGGGTAATCCATGAGCAAGAACATAAGCCTCAAACTCAGGGTCAGACAAGTTTTGTGTCTGCATACCGCTTAATTTGCCACCACTCCAATACCCTGTTCCACCATCTGCCGCTGGGGTATAGTTTGGAGACGAGCTAGGTGCAACATAACCACCATCACCCCCACCATCTGATCTAGCCATACCCATAACAGGGCTTGCATTGCCGTAGTTGTTGCGTGAACGTGCGCCTGTAAACGGGTCAATAAACATATCAGACATAGCGTTGTATTGGGCTGGGGATTTGGCAAATAGGTTATCTAGTGATTGCTCATAAAGTGGTGCGCTTGAGTAGCCCTGTACACCGCCTGCAAAAGTCTGAGCCTGTGGCATACCAGCCATTGCGTCAAATCCTTGTGGAGCTAATCCAAAGGCACTAGCAGCGTTTCCAGTAGAAAGCATACTTTGCTGTTGCATGGGCGAGAACGCAGCTACATCGGCCCCGTAGTAAGGCGTATAGCCTATCTGCGAAACGTCACGCGCTCGGTTGATGTTTTCTCTTACCGCATCTTCTAAATATGCTGGTATCTGGGTGTTGCTTGATGTAGTGCCGCCCTTTGCCATTTTAAAACCTCTTTTCTAGTAGCACTAACTGAGATTTCCAGCCAATGTCTGCCAATGCTTTTGACCAGCCTTTGCGACCACTCATTGTTAAACTTTCACACTCTTGCGCTTTTGCCCACGCAATCACATCACCCTGCATACCCTTAATTTCATCTAAATTTCCACCGCCCAAAAACACATGCAAAACCTTTTTTCTAGGGTATTTAGTAATTTCAGTAACCAGGCATGAATTTTCAGCAGGCCATAGTTGCATCTTGCCCTCAATGATAGCGGTCACAATATCTTCATATATGTGCGTACCACCACCATATTCTAAAGCTGATTCAATCCAGCCTTTACAGCGTTGTAGCTCAGTCACCCGACAATCCAAGCCGTGGCATTTCTAAATACAGGTATAACAACTGCACCGCCACCACTTACCGCAGAGCCAAACGTGGGTGATGCCGCATCAGTGACATAAGCCCGTTGACCAACAACACCCGTAGGCAATGCCGCCACTGTATAACCACGCGCAATCTGTACAGGCACATAAGCACCATCGACTGAAACAACAGGGTATTCACCAGTTTGATTCCATAGCAATACACCATCTTCTGCGGCTGATTCGCTTGCGCCTTTATGACGTAATGCGCTACGCGTTAATGCTAACCAGGCTGATGTTCTTTGCGCCCATTGCAGCCAGTTAAGGTTAATCAGTCTTGGTGGCTGATCGAGTATGCTCAACGTCTGCCCCCCTGTATGACTTCCAATCTATTAATACCAACACGCCAATCGTCAGCATTAACCCCTTCAATCCGTATCCTGACTTGTCTCCCAGTAAAACGTAAACTGGTAGGATTAGACATATTGAAAGGGCCGTATGTTCTTTCCACATCGTTAGGATAGAATCGAGTTTTAAAAGTTGCGTCAACATCACCCTGCGTTTTCTCGTCTGGTATCATTTTGGTCACAGACATAACATTATCGCCATTGCCTATAATTATCGGGCCTGACTCTGCAAATGGTTCGCCACCATCATAGTTAAATCCGATCTCATGTTCGTATAGTTTTTTGTTTAGCGCAGAAACAATGATTGGTTGACGATAAACGCCTGCATCAACTCCTGCTGTTCTAGCTAAAACGCCAATCGCCCAAGTGTTATCGTTGTAATTAAACACGACATAGCGGTTATTCTCATTAGAGTTGCCTGACGGGTAGAACCACCAAATCTCACCAAAGTTAGCATTAGGCACAGCACAAACCTTGCTAATCTGACTTAGGTTAATGTCAGAAAAAACGTAATCAGCAACTTCACAATTAACTTCGGTTACTGCACCGCCTGAGTAAGTATAGAATGATCGACTACCCATCCAAATAGCACCCTTGTCTACTGTAGCTATCGCGTGAGTGGATATAATGCCGCATGAAGTGCCAACACGCTCAATGCCATAAACGTATGGTGGGCCACTGTAAGTCGCCACATGAGCATCAGTGTCGGTTAGTATTAATGCTTGGTTTTGTACTCGCACACCGCACTGGATACGCCCATTGGTCTGTAACTCTAAACTGCCTGCTTCATTCGTAGCGGCTGGTGTCCACACTGTGTTGTTCTCACGATCTGACCATTGAACTAAACGTGGATTACCGCCTGCACCCAAGCACATTAAGAACCTTTCTTCTGTCACTAAAATAGAACGATTGTTAACAGGGGCATTAGCTACTACTGCGGCAATGGTTCCAGTGTTTAACTGCCACTCGTAAACTTTTCCATCTGAACTTGAGCAAGCCAATAAATACTGCCCCCATGATTCCATTGCCCACGTAGTCGCTGGAACAATGGTCGTTACTTCTTGTCGGGCAATTCCGTAATATTCTAGCCCGTAAAACGCATTACCATAGCCCACTGGCTGTAGTGCATTTTCATTACCAGCCGTTAAACCTGTTGGGGTAATTGTGTATCGAGTGCCAGCACCGCTATAAGCATAAAGCGCATTGTAACTACCAGCCGCTATCCATCTGTCTGAGTTATTCGCTATCCAAGAATGTAAGCCACGAACCTGACCAGCACTAGCGGTATCGCTGCGTGTACGCCAGCCACCGATAGGTCTTAACGTATTATCAAACCAGCGCACCAGGTTAGAGTCACGCCACCGCCCTTGGCTTTGCAAGTCAGTGCCATTGCGATAAACGCCTGCTGGTAGGTCTAATGGTATTAATGCCATAAATTACTTCTTTGTTTTCTTTTTGGCTTTAGCTGCGGCTTTCTTGCCTGCTGCGGTATATGGGTATTTCTTACCTTTGACTACTGGCATAACACTTCTCCTACCA